TTCGTAGTCACTGCACCCATGGCGCCTTTTAGCTTCGCTACTAGAATGGCCTGCATGCGCCGTGCCCAGTAGGCCGCTACCAGGTCCGCGATGGCTTTCATCGGGTCATCCCCGGCCAGGTTAGCTGCCAAATCGTTCGCACCCCAAGCCCGGCCTCGCCGCAGGATAACTGCTTCGTCCTGGGCCGCTTCGATCTTGCCGGGTGTCAGGGGGTTCTGGTCATCCAGTAACTCATCATCGCCGGTCAGATCTTGCCAAAACGGCATGTTTACCGTCCGGGCGGCTGCGGAAGCCAGCGTATCAAACTCCGCCAGGTTCTGGACAATGCCGCTCTGGACCAGTGCCGACAGCTTCATGGTCCGCTGAACTACGTAAGGATTAAATACCTCAGGAACAATAACATCCGCAATCTTAGTAGTCACTCAAATCACCCCATGATTTTTTCAATTAACTTTTAACTCCCGCCTCTGCTTTCATCCGCGTGGCTTTCGCCGGATCCTCGCGCAGGATTTGCCCTTGCAGTGTAAGGTTAAACGTCTCCTTCTTCCACGGATTCACTTCTGCGTTGCCGGCACCTGGCGGGTTTGTGCCGCTGCCCACTTTGCCTGGAGTTGAATCACCAAAAAGATAAGCATCACTTTTCTGGAGCTCCTTGAGCTGCTCATCCAGGCCAAGCAATTGCTCGCCGTCAAGCTTAACCTTCTCCAAGTCAAGCAGAGCTTTGACTGCTTTCGGATTTTTGGCCTTGGCTGCGGCAAGGGCTCTCTCCACGGCAAAGTCAAGTTGCATCTGCGTCACCTTGGCCTGCCATTCCTCGCCGGCCTTTTGGTTCTCAGCTTGCAATTGCTCAATCTGTGCCTTTAGTTCCTCACTGTTGCCGGCCGCCTGCTTCAACTGCTCCAGCTGCTGATCGCGAGCCGCAAGGTCCGCCTCCAGCCTCTTCTTTGCCTCTGCTGTTTCGTTGTACTTGTCCTTTGGAATAAAATGCTTTGGCAGCTCCTTGCCGATGTCGGCAATCACTCCGTCCAGCTTCGCCTCTTCAACTCCAGCCTTCTTCAAAAGCTCTTTCAACCAATCCATTTTGTGAATCTCCCTTCCTGTTCTACTTTTTTATACTGGTTAGTGCCAGTTCACAGGTCTTGTCTCTTTATGCCCTGACAATACGAAAGAAGGGCAAAAGAAAAACGCCCAATGGCGCTTGTTAACCTATTCTTTCAACTTGCTTGATTGCACGTTTTATTTGAGATATACGCTTTTCGGAGATTTTTATATATTCTTGGTTTAATTCAATGCCGATATAATTACGATTATGTTTCAATGCAACTAAGGCCGTTGTTCCGCTACCCATGAATGGATCTAATACTATTCCGCCTTCGGGACATCCTGCTAAAATACAAGGTTCAATTAAATCTTCTGGGAATACTGCAAAATGAGCGCCTTTAAATGGTTTTGTAGTAACCGTCCATACTGAACGTTTATTGCGGTTACCGTCCCCCGCTGTTCTACTATCAATGTTTTCTTTTTGCCTTTTTAATATCGAAGGATTTAACATTGCCTGTTTCTTGCTTCTCAATATTCCTAGGTCTGTGCCGCTTACGGCTTTTTCCTTTATCGCTTCATGGTCGTAATAATATTTTCTTGACTTACTTAATAAAAATATATATTCATGTGCTTTAGTGCATCTGTCTTTTACGCTTTCTGGTAACGGATTTGGTTTATGCCATATAATATCTTGTCTCAGATACCAACCATCAGCACGAAGTGCAAATGCTACCATCCACGGGATGCCAACTAAATCCTTTGCCTTTAAACCCTTGATTTTATTATTTAGCGCCACCTTCTGCCCGTTTCTGCCATCTAAATATTTAGGGTCTTTGTACTCGCCCTTATTGCCTGTTCCACAATAACTATCCCCTAAATTCAGCCATAGCGTTCCGTCTTTACGCAACACCCTTTTAACTTCTCGGAAAACCTCAACCATTTTCAAAACGTATTCTTCGGGCGTTTTTTCAAGCCCAATCTGCCCTTCTACTCCATAATCCCTCAATCCCCAATAAGGTGGCGATGTAACACAACAATGAATACTCTCATCTGGAAAAGTTTTTAATACGTTAAGTACATCACCTTGATAAATCTTGTTTGTTTCTAACAATCGTCTATCTCCTCCCCACAAAAGTCGGGTACTTATACCTATGCGGTTTAATTATCCTTCCATTTACGGCATTGTCGTTGAAGGTCAGTCTGCGTCTAAATCAATATAAAGCCCATAAGCATGCCTGCACCGGGGGTGGAAAAGCCCGGCTGCCTTAGCCTCTTCCAGCGTCGGGTATCCTTTTGTTTTCCCTGTGATGCTCAGTATCTTTCTTTGCCATGGCTGGCACAGTTCACACGCTCCACGGTGAGTGCTTACTTTCACCAAGTCATGTCCCTGCTCTACAAGCCGGTTGGCTGTACCTTCAAGATGCGCTTGCATGCAAACTGTCCGGGCATGCATTTCTGTATAGGTGCGCATGTTCCACATCTTGCCTGAGCGGTCCTTGAACCCGGTCACACCTCTTTCGGCCAGCTGCTCCCGATAACGCCTTGCCGTCTGCTTCCATGTATCGTAACCGACCACGGACCCGCGGACATTTTCCAGCGCAAGCTCACGGTATATATCGTTGACTTGGCGGCCTATCACCTGCACGACGTCCTCAAGCCTCTGATAAGTATTTTCGGCTAAAACCTGTGCGGCCTGCTGGTGGATAGCGCCAAAACCTGCTTTTACTGAAGCGCCCACATCTTTCAACATTGCATCAGCGGAATATAGCCCCTGGGAATAAACTCTTGGGATCGCTTCAGTACACCAGGTCCGGTTTCCTTCCCGGAGTTGCTCAAGGATCGCGAGAACGTTCTGCCTCATCTGGACCAAGTACTCCGTCTTGTTTGCCCGAAGTAGCGCCCGGTTCAGCCGATCAAGTATTTCACGCTCGGCCTGCTCATAGAACTTAACCAGCCGGTTTATTTCGGCGTCGCTGAACCTCCTTACATCTGCCATTATTCTTCACCTGCGCCTTCTCCCTCTACCGTCGGCAAGGTTATTGTCGGCAGTTCGGTATTGACCTGGTTCTGCTGTTCTGCCTTTATTCGGTCAATCTCCTTCTGCAGCGCATCGCCCTCAAGCCCGTACAGCCGCCTGAGTGAGCTTTCAAGGCTTGTCAATCCAGCCGTATATCTTTGCGTCTCATTTTGGGTGAGCTCGTTGTCATCGTCCGGCAGGCCGTCTTTCCAATCAATGTGGATATCCTCAAGCACCACTGCCCCGCTCATGCCCTGCGCTTTCTCTAACAAAGACGCCAGCCAAATGACTTCTTTTAGCGCCGGGTCAAACCTCATGCGGATGCGGTTTACCTTCGCAAGCGGCGCCATCATCAAACGCTTCAGCGCTGTGCCTGATTCGGCAAGTCCCGCTTTAAGCTGTCCGAACGCAGCAGCTGATGTTTCGCTCAAAATGTATAGCTGCTCCATGAGGAGATCAATCTGCCGGAAAGCTGCCTCAAGCTGGCCGTCCCATGTGACGTACCCCGGCGGCTGTTCGCCCTGGCCAACCGGAAAATACTTGCCGCCGCCCCGGTACCCCCATTGCCCGGTTGCCGGGTCGTGCTCAAGTGCCGTGTCCGGCCCATACATATTCGGGTCTGCGTGTTTGTCCAGGATTCGGCTTATCTGCGCTATTCGTGTTTCTAGCTCTTGAATTATGCTGTCCAGGTCAGAATAATCATCAAGGCCCGTCACCCTGTCGGTGGTAAGGACGTTGTTGACCGGCACGACAAGGAATTCATCAATGCCTGTTTCTGTTTCTTCTTGCTCTATAGCCGGGCCGATTATGTTATTCTCAATAGAATATTTCGCTGTTGTGATTTTCCCTCGCTCATGGATTTCCGTTTGCAGGTATTTCTTTGTAACCGTTTTGCCCCGCTCCTGAGTATCTTCCTCATACGTCCACGCCAATACATGGGCCTGTATCTCTTTGATGTTGTCCGGCTTAACCACAGGAAACCAGATCGCTGGCTGCTGGCCTTCGATTATGACCCGGCCGTCATAGCGAATTTTGAATATTCCTGTACCGTATCTGGACACATCAAGCGCTACTTCATACGCCACATTGAAAAGGCCGTTATCTTCGATGATTCGCTCTACTGCTTCCTGCTCCGGGCTGTCCTGGTCTCCGGCGCTTATCCTTGGCGGCTCACCGAGCAGCAGGTCTGCAAACAGCAATGTCAGCCGCTTATGCCAGTTTAGCACCATCTCAAGTGTCGCTTGCTGATCCTCACGAAGCAGCCTTATCCAGTCTTTATAAACCTGTTCATGCCGCCCCTCGAATAGGAGCCGGTTCTGCGCGTACCGCTCCAACCGCTCCGCTTCTGTCGGTGGCGGCCAGGGTTTGCCGGGTTGCAGGAAATCTAAATTTATGAGCAAATATTTTCACCACCTTACCAGCCGGGGGGCTTATCAACCGGCCCTCTTCCGGCCCTCCCAAAATGGCTAAATAATGCATACCGGTTACGGTCCATCGCGTGATCATTTTGCTTCAGGGGCTTATCTTCGCCCTTGAGCTGAGCCTTGGAATCCCACACATATGAGCTGAATTCCGCGATGGTATTTGTACAACTAGGGTCTACCAAAAACCCTCCACGGGCTAGCAAGGAGGCCACGAATCGGAGGCCATCCCCTACAGAATTATCTGCCCCCCTAACCCGAAATCCCCTCTTCCTGAGCTCAACAATGAAACTGGCCGCGGACGGGTCAACATAAACCACGGATGGCCGGATGTCTTCCAGCCAACTCACAAAATCATCAGCATACTCAGAATCAGTTTTCTGCCTGCCAGAGCCCCGAGAATCATGCCAATATTCCTTCATCAGATAGACTGGGAAACCCCCAGTCCACCCATAAAGCCCAAAAGTGCAGGGATTACTGGTTCCATAGTCCACCGCCACAATAAAGTTGGTTAATCCCTCAGGGAACCTGCAAATGTGCTTATCCTCATCCCACATATCGTAAATAATCCCTTCGGCCAATACCCACAAGCCCAGAATATACCGCTTAAACCACACCCCCCGGTACTCCTGCCTAAGGGATTCCACATAAAACGGATCCAAGCTAAAATTATCATCCAGGGTAAAATGCCAGCATTTCATGTTGAGGGAATCCTCACGATCCAGGTAACCCTCTTTTAACCAATGATACGGGGAATCGGGGTTGGTAGTCCCGAAGAACCGAGCACCAGGAACGGAGAGCCTGGACAATAACACAGTAAAAAAGCTCTCTGGCCAGAGGGTAATCTCATCCCCATAAGCCCCAGCCAGGGTGAGGCCCCTGATTTTCCCTTCAGCCCTTTCATCGCTGGCCCCCGCAATATAAATCCTTCTCCCGAATAGAGTGGCTTCACCCTCCCCCCTATTAAGGGAGAAGTATTTATTACCAACCATATCCGCCAGTACATTCAACACATTACGCTTAAGGGTCCTCTCTGTTTTCCCAACCATCAATAATTCCCCTGGCGGGGCTTCCAGAATAAATTTAATCCAAGCCACAATGCTAGAAATAGTTTTCCCCGACCGGACTGAGCCCTCAGCTATATTTATTCGGGCATCACTCTGAAAAATATATTCCCTCTGCTTGGGAGAAAGTTCATCCCACTCAAACATCATCCAGGCCCCCCAAGGCCCGGATTAAGTTTTTAATGTTGGAATCCTGGCCTCTACCAGAGTCCATAAGCTCCCCTTTCTGCTTCAGGGCAGCCCTGACCTCTCCGGAAGTGATGGATAATAAATTTATCAATCCAGTAGAAGGAACCCCCTCTGCGACCAGAATAACTCTAACCAGTGAATAAACCTGCTGATTCAAGTCAAAATGGGAGTGGATGAGGGTTTCTAATATCTCTAGATCTGATAATTTCTTTCTTCTACGAGCCCGGGCCCTGGCCATCCCCCCACCCCCACATAAAATAGAGGGGCTAAAAACTCAAAAGCCCCTTAATGTTACTATATATTATTCTGCCACATTTGTAAATACCCCCTGAACAACCATCGAGAATTTTCCTGGGAAGAAATTTTTCCTCAAAAAAAGAGGCCCCGAAGGGCCTCCCTCCCGAGGATTATTTCTTGGTCTTCTTGGCCTCAGGCTCCCCAAGCTTCTCGAACTCCTCAATCTCCTCATCAGGGGGAGATAGCCTCTTCTTCCTCTTCCTCAGGCTCCTCAGGGGTGAGGTATTCTTCCAGCACTGCCTTTACCTGCTTCAGCCCCTCCGAACCCTGCTCCCACTGGTATTTGGCCCGAGGACCAAATCCCTCCACCTTGGTTTTCGGTGCCCGAAGTCCAGCTGCCCGGAGAACCCTCCGAATCTCGGCCGGGGTGAGGTCAAATTCTTCCGCCAAATCGGGAACAAAAACCAGACCCTCTTGAACTTCCTGTTTGTTAGTTTTCTTTGCCATTCTTGGAATCCTCCTTTTAATTTGGTCCTGCAAAGATATTATAAACGAGCCTCAGTAGAATGTAAATAGTCTTTTTGAAAAATCTTTGAAAATCTTTGAAAATCTTTCATCAGGGAAACTCAATATGTCCGATACCTCCAGAACTCCCGATTAGCTTTAGCGATTTTCCGCTTCAGGGATTGCTGCCGGGAGTGGGTCCTATCGGCCTTCTCCCCTCCCCCCGGCTTTAAAATGGGCCGATGAATATCCTCCATATAGGCTTCCCTCCAGTCCTCCAGCCCCCCGGGAACCTCACAACCACAACATGGGCAGGTCACTAGGCGGGCCCTGCCCCCCACCTGGAAAACCTCATTACAATATGGGCAAATAGCTTCTTTTCCCATCGGACTCCCCCCCC